GACCTCATCAAACTGGCGTTCACCGCCGCACTCATGGCCCCGTTCATCATCGTCGGCACCGGCGTGGTCTTCGGCCTGACACTAGCAATAACCAACACGATGCTCGGCGTGGTCCTCGGGATCCTCGAGTTGTTCTCTGAGCGGGAGGACTAGGGACTGATGTACCATCTTTCCAAGAGGGAACAGGTCGAAGCGTTCACCAAGGCCATGGGCCAAGCGTTCAACCAAGAGCCATCTCGAGACGTCGCTGAGCTGCGTCAGAAGCTGATCATGGAGGAGGCCGCTGAGGTCTTCGACGAGCTGGACCGAGAGGTCATCAACAAGGTGGCTCTGACCAAGGAGCTGGCAGACCTACTCTACGTGGTCTACGGCACCGCCGTGGCCTTCGGGCTGCCAATCGACCCTGCGTTCAACAGGGTCCACAAGTCCAACATGTCGAAGCTCGACACGGACTACAAACCAATCAAAGACGAAGACGGAAAGGTACTGAAGGGGCCGTACTACAAGCCTCCCCACCTCGACGATCTATTCAAATGACCAACCAAGAGGGAGCCATCGTGCTCCCTTTTTTTGCACAACCTAGGATATGACATGACATTCAAGGACACCCGTGCTGAGATCGTCCACAGGCGCACGTACTCTCGGCCCGTCAACGAGGAGCTCGGTATTTTCGAGAGCCTCGACGACACCACCAACCGCATCATCGAACACCAACAGTGGCTGTGGGAACGAGCCCTAGGCCGACAGCTCCACGAAGAAGAGCTGGATGAGCTCGATGAGCTGTATGAGATCTTCTACAACCTCGAGGCCAGCCCCAGCGGTCGCACACGCTGGCTGGGCGGCACTGACGTCGCCAAGACACGTGAGGCCAGCCAATTTAACTGCTCGTTCAACACGGTGCGCACCCCTTCTGACGTGGTCGATGCCTTCTGGCTCCTGTTGCAGGGCTGCGGCGTTGGGTTCAAGCCCGAGACCGGCGTTCTCCGAGGGTTTCACAGGCCGGTAACGGTGACCACCATCCGCTCCAAGCGTCTGAAGAAAGGTGGCCGCGAGAACACGTGTCTCGACCGTCTGGTCAAGGGCGAGTACCGGCTGACCATCGGGGACAGCGCCGAGGGCTGGGCGAAGTCCGTAGGTAAACTGCTGACACTCCCGGCTGACACCAAGCGGCTAGAGCTGGACTTCTCTGCCATTCGTCCCGGCGGCCAGCGTCTCGAGGGCTATGGCTGGATCAGCTCCGGGGACGCCACGCTGGCTGATGCGTACCAAAAGATCTGCGACATCCTAAACCTTCGGCACGGAAACCTGCTGGACGAGATCGACATCCTCGATGTCATGAACCTGCTCGGGACCACCCTGAGCTCCCGACGGTCTGCTGAGATCGCTCTGCTGGACATCAACAACGACAAGGTCCACGAGTTCATCGACGCCAAAAAAGATCACTGGGTCAACAGACCTTGGCGGGGTCAGTCGAACAACTCAGTGGTCTTCTGGTCCAAGCCCTCGCGGCTCGAGCTGGAGGGTGTCTTCGCCAAGATGATCGAGGCCGGGGGATCAGAGCCCGGGTTCATCAACGGTGCCGCCGCTAAGCGTCGAGCCCCATGGTTCAAGGGCGTCAACCCATGCGCAGAAATCATGCTCGGGGACAGCTCGTTCTGTAACCTTGTCGAGATCGACATCAGCAAGTTCGGTCTGCACAACCCACGGATCCTCAAGGTCATGCGACTGGTCGCACGGGCCAACTACCGGCAGACCTGTGTGGACTTCCGTGACGGCATTCTGCAACCCGGGTGGCACGAGAGTAACGACTACCTTCGCCTGATGGGCGTCGGCATCACCGGCATCGCTGCTGCGAACCCGTCGAAAGAGTATCTTCAGGCCCTCCGTGCGGCTGCGCATGATGCAGCTCGTGAGATGGCTGATGAGCTCGGGACGCCCTACTCCAAGGCCGTCACAACGATCAAACCCAGCGGAACCCTCAGCAAGATCATGAGCACAACCGAAGGGGTCCACAAGCCTCTCGGGAAGTACCTGATCAACAACGTCAAGTTCTCAGTCAACGACCCTCTGGTCCCACGACTAAAGGCGGCAGGCTATCGCAACTTCGCGGACCCCTACGCCCCTGAGGACGCCCTGATCTTCTCGTTTCCAGTCAAGTGGGACACGGTCGAGTTCGAAGAGGTGGACGGCAAGCACGTCAATCTCGACACGGCTGTAGATCAGCTCGAGAAATACAAGATGATGATGGACCACTACGTCGATCACAACTGCTCGGTCACGATCTCCTACGACCCCAAAGAGCTGAACGAAATCATCAACTGGCTGCTGGAAAACTGGGACACCTACGTCGGCGTGAGCTGGATCTTCCGTAACGATCCCACCAAAACCGCAGAGGACTTGGGCTACCCGTACCTGCCTCAGGAGGTCATCACCGAAGAGGAGTACGAGGCCTACGTGGCGGAGCTGAATGAGGTCGATCTGACCCATACAGACATCATGGAGGACCCTGAAGACCCCTCGTGTGCAACCGGCGCTTGTCCGGTGCGATAGAAATCCGGTCATATAAGAAGCACGGTCAAATGAATGAACCTTACATAACCAAAGAATTGTTGGATTACCTTGAGACAACCTTCCCCAACCAGCTTCCATCGCAAGGTGATGTTGAGATTGGGGAGATCAGGCGTCTCCAAGGTGTCCAGCATGTCATCCACGTTCTGAGAGAGCTGTACCGCAGCCAGCAGAACCTGCAAGAGGACTGATATACATGGCGCTCCCCCTTGCTGGCATCGCCGCAAACATGCTGATCGGTGCCGCAATAGGTGGCGTTGGTCTCCTCATGGGTAGCGGCGGTGGCCGTAACAACAACGGAAACAGCGCAGCCTCGAGAGGGACTGGAGGCATCACCGCCTACGGTGGTGGCAACAACTTCCTTCAGGACCCTCAAGGCTACGTGAACCGCCCCATGGCAAACCCCGCGATGTTCTCGGGTGCTGCCCTAGGTAACCCTATGCCACCCTCGGTGGCTCAGACGGTGCAGGTGTCTCAGCCTGCTGCTGCTTCCCGGGAGCCTCTGGCCAGACCAGAGACCCGTGCGGAACAGGCAGACCGGGTGGCGCAGGAGATCCAACGTCTCCCTGTGTTCACCCCCACCGCACCCACGCTCAGCACAGCGACCTACGAAAGCACCCGTCGAGCCGACGTCCAGAAGACCAAGGCCGGTGAGCAGATGCTTCGCAACCCACTAGCGATAGACCGGGATCAGGCCGCAGCGACCATCAAGAGCAACCTCCCCACAATCGGGGTCTCGGCCTCAGGCACTAGCATTGCCAACACGAGCCCAAGCCCTATAGCCAAGAGAGGCTCACGCTAGAAATGCATGAAGCAGGCGGCTGCAAAGCCACATACAGCAAGCTCGAGGGGCATCGTCATGTCTACCTCGACCGCGCTCGTGCGTTTGCGTCTGTGACCATCCCCTCGATCTTACTCGAGGAGGGACACAACGAGAGCACGAGGATCTCCACGCCTTATAGTTCAGTAGCCGCCATTGGCGTACAGAACTTGGCGTCCAAACTACAGATGGCGCTCTTCCCGCCCAACCAGAGTTTCTTCAAGCTCGACGTTGACCGCTACACGCTCATGGAGCTGACCGGCGGTGACCCGACGCGAAGAGCCGAGGTGGACGAACAGCTTAGCCATATCGAACATGCGGTCATGTCGGAGCTCGAGCAGGAGGCCATGAGGGCCCCGCTTTACGAGGCACTCCGGCACCTGATCGTCACTGGTAACTACCTGCTCCACGTGGGCAAGGAAGGTATCAAGGGTTTCCCTCTGGAGAAGTTCGTCTGCACGAGAGACCCTGAGGGTCGCGTGAAGATGGTCCTCATCAAAGAGAGCTTCAACGTAGAGACCCTCGATGATGATGTCCTACAGCTCGCCGGGTTCTCCCCCGACGACGCAGGTGGCGACAGCAAACCCATCGACATCTACACAAAATTCTATCGCGACGGTAAGCGCTGGCGTACCTACCAAGAAGTGAACGGGGTGCTGATCCCGGGCACTGAGGGATCCTACCCCATCGACGAGCCTCCCTTCATGCCCCTGCGCTGGACTGCCGTTGCAGGAGAGCACTACGGGCGGGCACACGTCGAGAGTTTCTATGGTGACGTGAGAGCACTTGAGGGCCTGACCAAGAGCATCGTGGATGCAGCAACTGCGTCTGCCCGCCTCCTCGTCATGGTCAACCCAACCGGCGTAACCCGTAAAGAGCAGGTGGCCAAAGCACAAAACGGTGCAGTGATCACCGGCAACGCTGATGATGTCCAGTTCATGCAGACCCAGAAGTCTGGTGACATGGCCGTGGCACTCCAGCAAGTCCAGCGTCTCGAGATGCGTATCGCCCAAGCCTTCCTGTCTGAACAGGGTGCCTTGCGTGATGGTGAGCGTGTCACGGCTGAGGAAGTACGGATGCGGGCACAGCAGCTCGAGAACACCTTGGGTGGTGTCTACTCGGTCCTGAGCACTGAACTCCAGCTCCCTCTGGTCAAGCGGCTGATGTCTCAGATGACCAAGGCCAAGAAGCTCCCGGCTCTTCCGAAAGACGTGGTGGCACCTACGGTGGTCACCGGTCTCGACGCACTGGGCCGTGGACACGACCTCAACAAGTACATGCAGCTCCTCCAAGCCATCGCACCTATGGGCCCTGAAGCCCTCGGACGGGTGAACATCGGTGATCTGGTGAAGCGCGTAGGTGTGTCTCTGGGTCTCGAAATGGACGGCCTGATCTTCACCGAACAACAAATCCAACAGCAGCAGGCTCAGGCCATGGAACAGCAAGCACAAACAATGATGATGCAGGCTGGAGCCAACAACCTCAACGCCGCCGCTGGGCAACAACAATAAAAAAAGGATCGCTAACTGATGAGCACTGAAGCTGTATCTGTAGCAACCGACACCCCTACCCCTGAGCCCTCTATGGAAGAGCAACTGGCCAACGCCGGTCTCGACCCTGAGGGCAACCCGCTCAACGCTCAGAACGCTGAGCAACCCCTGCTCGGTAAGTTCCAGACCGTTGAGGACCTCGCGAAGGCCTACTCGGAACTCGAGAAGAAGATGGGCTCATTGGGTGGCACCGGGGATCCTGCAAAGACGAAAGACCTCTCCATCAACGGCAAGACCGCTGAGGGTAACGACGAGGACGACGCTACCACCACTGAGCACGACGTGGACATGGATGCCCTTCTGGCAGCCGGTACGATTAGCCAAGAGATCTACGACACCTTCGTCGCCGGTCAGGAGGCTGCTGTCACCACGTTCAACAATGCGGTCTATGAGGCCGCTGGTGGAGCTGACAACTACAACGCCATGATCGAGTGGGCGGCAGACAACCTGCCCGAGGCCGAGATTGACGTCTTCAACAACCTCCTCAACGACGGCAACCTGTCGGCTGTAGGTCTGGCCATTTCCGGGATGCAGGCAAAGATGTCTGCCGCTGGGGCCAACGAGCCTGCCCGCACGGTAGCCGGTGGTGAACCCGCGTCACTCGACGCCTTCAATAGTTGGGCTGAGGTCCACGAGGCTATGGCCGACCCGCGCTACTCCAAAGACCCGCACTTCAACCAGCAGGTCGTCGAGAAGCTGGGCCGCAGTAAGCTGTAGCCCGCACCATGGAACTCAACACAGGGCCATGGAAGTACAGCGAGTTTGACCGAGGCATCCCAGCTTCGGTCAGGCTCAGGAACATCGGAGCCATCGGAGCATCCAGAGACAATCACGAAGCAAGATTTGGCGCACTCGGCAGCCAAGAACTCCCGGCTTCTGATGGTTCCCGATTGCCCACCCCAGCGTTCAGGCATGTCTATGGCGGCGCTGCGTATTGGGGGCACTACGTCTTTCGACGAGCGTCCCTCAAGCCGGGGGCAACATCGATTGAGCATATCATGCAGGCCTACCAGACGGGCCACTCGGACACCTACGGTGACACTGTAGCCCGAGACAGTGGCCTTGGACGCTATGAGGTCATCGACGTCTGGCGTGGTGACCAAGGTTACCACAAGCTCTGGAGGGTCATGATCGCCATGGGCAAGTGGGAGGCCGGAGCACGAAACAAGCGCAGCCCGGGATATCGAGCGTTCAACGACGTCTACAACCTCTCAGACCAAGCCGTAGTCAACGAGCTGTTCTGGGGGATGGTCCACGGGTGTCGTGAGGCTTGGCGAGATGAAGGCTACACCATCGAAACGACCCCCGAAGAGCTGACGTACATCCATCAACCTCAAGGCATGTCCCAGAACCCTGTGCGGCGTCTGGTTGATCGCCTGACCAAAAGGAACAAGACAACGTGAGCCTGTACCGCAACATGAACAAACGCAAGAGGGCCGGGACCTCTCGGAGTAAGAAGAACTCCACGGTGTCCGACAAGACCTACGACATGATGATCAAGAAACGCGGCGGCTTCAAACCGAAGAAGCGCGGGAAGTAACGCCATGGCCAAACCAGCGAAAGGGAAGGCCAAGGTCAAGATCACCTCGAGTGGCAAGCAGGTCTCCTATGGCCAAGCTGGCAAGGCCAAAGATGGTGGCGCAAGAGTGCGCCCCGGAACGAGCAAAGGGGATGCGTATTGCGCAAGATCGTATGCGCAACTCAAGCGTTTCCCCAAGGCAGCTAAAGACCCCAACAGCCCCCTGCGGCTCAGCCGTAAGCGGTGGCGCTGTTCGGGCACCAAGTCGAGGAAGTGACCGTTATGCTCAACATTCTCAAATCCACACTCGAGTGGCTCGACGCTAAGTGGCGTCTGGTCATCATGGTCGTTTCCGGCCTACTGGGTCTTGTCCTTTGGAGCAAGCGCTCAGCCGTAAAATCGTTCAAGGACAACCACGATGAAGAAGCAAATCGACGTGCCAGCGCTGCTATCGATGCTGCTACCGATGCTAGTGCTGATAGCCCTGATGTTCGTGATGAGCGGATGCAGCGGGAGGGTTGGTATCGGGATTGATGCCGCCTGTGGGCAGTGGTCAACCATCACGGCCAGCCGTCAGGACACCCAGCAGACTATCGACGAGATCTACCTCAACAACGTGAAGCGTGAGGCCTTCTGCTATGGCACGTGACTACAAGCGAGAGTACCGCACGTACCACGCCAAACCTGAGCAGAAGAAGAGACGTGCAGGCCGCAACAAGGCCCGCAGGCTCATGATCCGTAAGGTGGGCCGGTCGAAGCTGGCTGGCAAAGATGATGATCACCGCGACCGTAACCCCACGAACAACTCACGGTCCAACCTACGCATTTCAAGCAGGGCCAAGAACAGGGCCCGAAACAAATAACACGCAGAGGGGAGCGTTTTCATGGCTCCCCCAATGCGTACCCAAGGAACACACGTGCCACTCCTAAGTGGGCGTGGCTACCGGCACAATTGCATGCACCGCCGGTAACTACCTGCGACACCGCGAAGACTGACGAGACACGCCGAGGCCCCTGCGGGGATAACCTTGGAAGGAGTTTGCGACGCTTTTCCAGCGCAGGATCGATCCTAGACAAATTTCGATTATGAAAGGCCAGAACAATGGCACAAATCGGCACTCCAAATCCGGCGAATACCAACACCTTCGCCGGTTCCGCAGGGGCGAATACCTACGCCACCTCGCGTGACCTTCTGCTCAAGACCTTCTCTGGCGAGATGATCAAGCACTTTGATGAGAAGTTCGCCCTCAAAGATGGCGTTCGCTCCATTACCCTGAACGGCGGCATCTCGGCGCAGTTCCCAGCTATTGGCCGCGCTGCTGCTGCCAGCTTCGTACCCGGCGACGAGATCACCGGTCAGGCAATCAACACGGCTGAGAAGACCGTGACCCTCGACGACATGCTTGTGAGCTCCGTATGGATCCACAACCTTGACGAGATGCTCACGCACTTCGAGTTCCGTGGCGAATACAGCAAGCAAATGGCCTCGGCTCTCGCGCTGACCATGGAGCGTAAGCTCTTCCAGCTCGCTGTTGGTGCAGCCCGTGTAGGCGACCAGTACAACGACGCACAGACCCCCGGCGTAGCTACCCCAACTGGTGCTGCTACCGGTATCGGCGCTGGCCTCGTTGGCATGAACAACTCTGTGACCAAGCACGTCGGCGCTGCCGCTGGCGCTGCTGACCTCGTGACCGCTGCCTTCGAAGCTGCGGCCTACTTCGACAGCGAAGATCTGCCTATGGAAGGCCGTGCTCTGTACGTCTCTCCATCGACCTACTACTCGCTGATCAACCAGACCGACAAGACGATCATCAACAGCGACTTCTCGGCTGGCAACGGTAACTTCGGTGAGGCTGTGATCTACAAGGTTGCAGGGTTCGATATCATCAAGACGAACCACCTCGCGATTGACGGTACCGCCTACACCAACACCGGCCCTGATGGCCGTACTCCGCTCAACAAGCCTACCACCGGCACTAACGCCGCTGCTGGCCTTGGCCGTGACTACGCTATCGATGCCACCGACACCCTCGGTATGTTCATGCACACCTCGGGCCTCGGCGTTGTGAAGGCACAGGATCTCGTGACCGAGACCGAATACTCTGTAGCTAAGCAGGGCACCCTGCTCGCTTCCAAGATGATGTTCGGCTCTGACGTCCTGCGTCCATCTGCTCTGTACGAAGTACGCGCAGCGGCTGACGTTTAAGCTTTTTGAAGGGGGGTCCGTAAGGGCTCCCCTTTTTGACGCATCAACCTAAGGCAGATCAACTCATGCTCACTCCTTCTACAAAGATCGACGCAGTCAACTCCCTGCTCACCGCAGTGGGCGAGTATCCTGTGTCCAACCTCGTTGACGACATCGCTGAGGCACAGATCGCCATTCAGGTCATCGACGAGGTCTCACGTGAACTACAGAGCCGTGGGTGGTCTTGGAACACACACCGCAAAGCTCAGCTCACCCCCAACACCAACAACGAAATCTCCATCGCAGCTAACGTCACCCGCGTGGACGCCACAGATGCCTACGGCAACGTGGACCGCCAGAAGCGCTACACCGTGCGTGACGGTAAACTGTTCGACGTCGTGAAGTTCTCCTACACCTTCACCGGCTCCTGCTACGCAGACATCGTGTATCTCTTCGACTTCGAGGACATGCCCGAGGATGCCCGCAGGTTCGTGACGCTCGACGCACAGCAACGATACATGAACCGAGTTGTCGGCGCAGACGCTGACATGGCACAGGTGCAGGCCCAAGCTACTCGAGCCCTCGTGGCCCTCGAGCAGGATGAGGACCTCAACGCAGACCGCAACATGCTGTGGGACAACCCACTCAGCAACTACATCTCATCCCGACATCTTGGAGGCTACTAAGCCATGCCCTACCTGAGCGATAGCATCCCCAGTCTGACTGGTGGTGTGACGCAACAGGTGCCTGAACTGCGTATCCCTTCGGCAGCCGAGAGCGTTACCAACGCTTACCTGAGCGCCGTCCATGGGTTGAACAAGCGACGAGGTGCTGAGCATATCGGCAACCTGACGAGCAACACGCTAGGCACCTCGACGTTCGTCCACACCATCGACCGGGACGCAGCAGAGAAATACATCGTGACCGCAAACTCGGATGGGTCTGTCGAGGTCTTTGACCTCAACGGTACGGCCCAGACCGTGACCACGCAGGGCAATGCGGCCACCTACATGACCACCACCGACCCGGCAGCCAACCTGCGGGCTATGACCGTCGGTGACTACACCTTCTTCGTAAACCGCACCAAGACCGTTCTCGCGAGCACTGCCGCAGACACACGTCCAGCTATTGGTCGCTCTGCCAGCTTTGCCATCGCGAACCACACGGGTGGCGGCAAGTACACCTTGGTTGTCGCTACCGACGTGGACAACGGCAACGGCACCATCACGACCTACTACCGGTCTGCCAGCCGTGACGCCAACAACGTAGCGAACAACTCCAGCACAACGTCGTCAGGGGCGAGAAGCACCAGCGGTACGACTACGGTCGAGCAGTACTCTACGACCACTTCGGTGGCCACACGGACCAGCCGCACAGGGGCGAACACTGACGGTTCTGGTGATTATGATGTCACCCACTACTCTCCAAGTACGGCGTGGACCGCAGGTGAGAGCGAGTACCCAAGCACCTACACAAGCACCACGGCCTCAAGTGACGTAACCACCATCGGCCCATCCGGCGGTGTCGATACGTCCTACAACACGACCGTCGGGGCAGCCACCGACACCACCACGGGCACCACAACCACGAACACCAACGAAGCCATCCGTGACGCTATTGTTGCGCTGGCAAACGCCGTGTCTACTACGACTACGGTAGGCGGTGAGACGTGGACGATCACGAACAACACGAAGAGCCACAGCCACGATGTCGTGGGTGAACTGGCGGCGAACCGTGAGTTCTACATTGTGTCGTTCAATGGTCCTGCCGGGTCTAACTGTACCCACGTCTCTGGCGTGATAAACGACTTCGAGGATCTGCCCCAGCATGGTGCTGAGGGTCAGCTCGTCCGGGTCTCCGGTCAGAAGGATCTTGCTGCTGACGACTACTTCGTTGAGTGGAAGGGCACCTCTTGGGGTGAAACCTTTGGCCCCTCAGCACAGGAGCAGCTCGACGCAGACACGATGCCTCAAGTTCTCCGACGGAACTCTGACGGTACCTTCACGCTACTCGCGTACACGTGGGACGACCGGCTGGCTGGAAGCGCTGATAGTAACGAGAGCCCAGCGTTCATCGGTCGAGAGATCAACGACATCTTCATGTTTCAAGGCCGCATGGGTCTCCTGTCTGGCGAGAGCGTCAGCATGTCTGAGAGCCAAGCGATCTCAAACTTCTACCGCACCACCTGTATCCAACAGGAGCCAGACGAGCGGATCGATGTCGATCTGAACTTCGGACGGGTCAACGTGCTGTACGCAGCGACCCCTATCCGTGACCAACTGCTGGTCCATAGCGACAAGGGTCAGTTCCTGCTGTTCTCACCGAACAACGTCCTGAGCCCTCAGACCATCTCGGCCTCTCAGATCGCTGACTACAAGGTATCCACGGCTGTGAAGCCGGTGATCCTTGGCGACACTGCGATGGCTGTGGCTGACATCGGGACCTACACCCAAGTGCGTGAGTTCTACTTGCGGCTGGCTGATGGCCGGATCCTCGCTAACGACCTGACTGTGGCTGTGCCGCAGTACATCCCAGCGGGCGCTAGATCGATAGCGGCCTCAAGGGACCATAAGTTCTCTGCGATCTACACCACTGGGGCGTCCAACTGCCTCTACATCTACAAGTACGAGATGGCGGGCGAGACGAAGGTCCAGAGTGCATGGTCTAAGTGGGAACTTGGAGACGGCACGGTTGAAGGTATGGCCATGTTCGATGACCACCTGTTCATTGTGGCGGCCCTCGGGTCTGAGCGTGAACTACTGCGTATCGACATTCGCGACCAGAACGAGGTCGAAGATCAGCTTCTCCTCGACTACGCGGTGACGCCTACGGCCAGCTACTACAGCGCACAGGACGAAACCCTGCTAAGCATCCCTTACGACGCCAACCTGCTTACGGTTGAGGTTTGGGATCTCAGCAGTGGCTACACGATCCCGTATGATCGCATCACGTCTGGAGGCAACCTGTACGTCTCAGGTGACGTTACGGCCAACATCGCCAACATCGTTGTCGGTGTGGTCTATGACATGTCTGTGACCTTGAGCACGATCTACCGGCGGGTTCCGAAAAAGGATGGCACCGGGGATCAGGTGATGACCGATGGTCGTCTCCAGCTCCAGCACATCAATGTTGCCTACGCAGACAGCGTTACGTTCGACGTAGATGTTGCTTCTCGCGGGCGCTCCACGCGGTCTTACCAAGCAGGCCCCCGGGCTGGTTTCGTGGACGTGATCAGTGGCGCAGCAGACTACGACAGCGGCTACCACAAGGTGCCCATCATGCTGCGTAACGATAACGCGACGATCACAATCAAGAACTCCACGCCCTTCCGCTCAAACATCCTCCATA